TCTCGCTGATCTACCATTTGCACCACGTCAAAAAGATCAAATTTTGGTTTATGCGTCCTATGGTGCACCTCTAACCGATACGTTTTACATCGTTAAAAAGGTGATGCCTGATGGTCATGGTGGTTGTCGTTTACTGCTTAATGTCGCACCTAAGCCTTGTGACATTACTTCGGAAGATGGGACACAAGATCAATGATTCCTGAATTATCCATGCTTTTCCGCCGTCAAATGCGGATAGCTGTAGTTTCTGCACTCCAAAAAGCAGATTTATGGGTTGATGATGAACCAGTTTCGATTAATTCACCGGGTAATTGGAGTTTGCAGCATCTAAAAGATGAATGTGGACTTCCTGCAATTCTGGTGAGAACTGGGACAGAGGGGAAAGCTTCAACCATTCGAGCAGGTTTGCCGCAATTTAACTCATCTGTTTCGATAGAAGTCATGTGTGCTTTGAGTTCAACAACTGCGGAAAAAGCACAGGATGAAATAGAACAGCTTTGGTTTCAAATTGAGAATATTTTGCTAACTGATTATTCAATTATTGGATCTGTTCAAAATGTCTCATCGGTTGATAGTAAGTTAGACATAGATTCATCTGGAAATGATCATGTAGCCGCTATTTCAGCGGCTTTTGTTTATGAAGGATTTGAAGTTTACGACAGTCAATCATTTATTACTCAACCTATTGACCCGCAACAACCTGAACCTGAGTTTCCAGTGCAACCTCAACCAACTGTAGATCTTGAACAAGCTGGCATTCATTTCGATCTCGTCAATGTCGTTGATCAAACAGGTACTTATCCAGATTCACCATTCCCTAATTCAGTAACTTCAGCTCCACGTACGCAAGGACCTGATGGACGTGATGAGGGATACATACAACTCGATTTAGGAGAATGAAAATGTTTGTAGTACCGAAGCAAGGCTACAAAATCCCAGATCCAAGTTTAAGTGACTTTTTACCTGAACAGGGTCGAGAAGTACAAAAGAGTTCTTATTGGGTTCGCCGTTTACGGGATGGTGATGTATTTGAAAAAACTCCACCTAAGCCTCAAGCGAAAAATAGTGCAAAAAAAGAGGATAACGCATGATTCCTTTCTCTAATGTTCCAAATGATGTCCGTGTTCCTCTGTTTTATGCAGAAGTCGACAATACACAAGCAAATACAGCAACAGCAATTCAGCGTGCTTTAATTATCGGACAAAAAACCGATTTAGGTGTTGCAACGGCAGGCATTCCACAAATTTGTGGTGGTGTGGGTGATGCACAAGCCAAGTACGGTATTAATTCACAATTAGCTGCAATGGTCGCAGCGTATCGTAAAAATGATGATTTTGGTGAAGTATGGTGTTTGCCTTTAGCAGATCCTTTAGATGCGCCAAAAGCAACCAATACAATCACGATTGCAGGAACTCCAACCAAAGGCGGTGTAATTAGTCTTTATGTTGGAGGTGGTGGTTATTGGGGAGACGGTACAGGTTTGTATCAGGTTCCAGTCAATACACTTTCAACCCCTACAACGATTGCCACTGCATTAATTAATGTCATTAATACTGATCTGAAAGCACCAATCACAGCAGAAGCAGGTGAAGGTACAGGGGAAGTTTTATTGACGGCTGTGCATGCAGGTACAGTAGGCAATGAAATTGATGTTCGATTGAATTACCTAGACACATTAGGTGGGCAAACAATCCCTCAAGGTCTAACAGTAACAATTGCAACGCCAACGCTAACGGGTGGTGTAAGTAATCCCTCTCTTACAGATGCAATCGCCAATTTAGGAGATACAAGTTTTGATTTTATTGTATGCCCATACAAAGACACGGCATCACTCGATGCGCTTGATGCATTTCTAAATATGCAAAATGGTCGTTGGGCATGGAGCAAACAGCTTTACGGACATTACTTCGCAGTAAATAGCGGCACATTTGGTGATCAAACCACATTGGGTGCTTCTCGCAACAGCCCATTCGGTAGCATTTTAGGTGTTTATGATTCGCCTACACCATCTTGGTTAATTGCAGCTCAATATGTGGGTGCAGTTGTTCAATCATTAAAAAATGATCCGGGTCGTCCACTTCAAACATTGCCAATTACTGGGATGTTTGCACCTAAGTCCGAAAATCGCTTTGAATTAACTGAGCGAAACAGCTTGTTATTCAGCGGTATTTCAACATTCACCGTTGGTGATGATGGTGCTTGTCGTATTGAAAAGATCATTACGACTTATCAAAAGAACGCCTTTGGTTCACCAGATAATTCATTCCTGAATGTCGAAACGATGTATCTGTTGGCTTATATCCTTCGCTTTATGAAAACACGAGTTACTTCCAAATTTGGTCGAATGAAATTGGCTGCAAATGGGACGAAGTTCGCGCAGGGTTCAGCAATCGTTACGCCGAATATCATTCGTGCTGATGTAATCGCTGCATATCAAGAGCTTGAATTCAATGGTTATGTTCAGGACTCAAAAGGTTTTGCGAAAAGTCTGATCGTAGAGCAAAACGCACAGAACAAAAACCGAGTTGATGTCTTATGGCCGGGCACATTGATCAATCAATTAAACATCTTTGCGCTATTAGCTCAATTCAAATTGTAAGAGGGACGTATGGCTAACAATACAAACCGATTGGCAGGTGTTGCCAATATCTCAGTTGATGGCGTGACATATTTGCTCAGTGGTGAATTTACTTATTCATCTGCCGATGTCGAACGTAAAACATTGACAGGTCAAGACCAAGTACATGGTTACTCTGAAATGCCACGAGCGCCGTTTATCTCATGCACTTTGCGTGATGCGAGTACATTCACAGTTAAAGATTTTAACTCGATGTCGGATGTCACAATTCACGCTGAATTGGCAAATGGCAAAACAATTACAGGTCGCAATATGTGGACTGTTGACGCTCAGGAAGTAAAAACCCAAGAAAGTACATTCGATGTGCGTTTTGAGGGAATGTCTGGATCAGTAAGCGAGAACTAAAATGTCAAATGAAGAAAACAACCTTGAAGAATTTCAAACACCATATGACTACACATTAATTGTGCCTTTGGTTGGGTCAAATGGTGAAACTATCACAACAATTAATCTTCAAGAGCCGATTATTTCGGAAATTGAAATGATGGCGGAAAATTCCAAAAAGTTTGGATCAATGAAAGCATTTAAGACAATGCTTGCAAATCACACCAAACTTGATGTTGGTACGATCAATAAAATGGGCGCTCGTGATCTTAATGGCATTCAAAAATACTATGACTATTTTTTGGAAGGTCCGACCAACACGAAATAAAACCGATGATTTTGTTTGTGACTTGGTTTTTTAAGTGGGGTCCACACGAGGCTAAAAGCCTAACCCTGACTGAACTTTTGTATTGGGAAGAAGGGGCGAGAATGCTAAAAGAAGCGGGGGCAGAATGAGACCGATTGAATATACGATCACTGCTGTAGATCGGGCGACACAAGTTATTGATCGAATCAGCAATAGAGTAGAACGGCTTACACAGCCGTTTTCTCGTTTAGAGAGATCAGTAAAAAGATTTGGTGACATTACTGGAATTAATAAACTAGGCAAGGGTATTAGTTGGCTCACAACCAAAATGATGTCTTTGCTTGGCGTTGTATTAAAACTAGGTGCTCCGCTTCTTGCATTATTTGGTGGCGGTACGATTGCTGGTATTTACCAAATGACAGAGGGATGGGCAAAGCTTGGCTCTGTCACTGAACGTACAGCGCAAATCATGGGTGTATCTGCACAGCGGCTTATGAATTGGCGCGGTGTAGGTGATTTGGTTGGCATTGGTGCAGAAACCATGACGCAAGGCTTGCAAGGTTTTCAACAGACTTTACAGGATGCGAAGTGGGGGCGTAATCAAGCTGTTTTTGGTATGTTAAAGATGCTCAATATTGATCTCAAGCATACTAAAAATGGAGTTATTGATACTGAAGCTGTTTTGTATCAACTTGCTGACCGCATCCAAAAAGTTCAAAAGAAAGATCCAACAGCAGCTCAAAAACTTGCAGAAAGTTTTGGGGTGACTGAGCTTTTACCTGTTCTGATGAATGGAGGTAAAGCCTTAAGAAGCTATCAAGCTGAAGTTAAGCGATTGCAGGGAAATATCTCACCTGCAATGACTGAGAGAGCAAGTAAATTTGCTCTGTCTATAAATAAAATGAAAATTGCCGCAGATA